AAAAATAAATATATAGTTTCCCCAAGAGATTTAAAAGTCTTTGGAGATTTTTATTTTTGATTATACATTTAGATAAAGAAGCTCACTGGAGGCAAGCTTCTAAGATGGTATCTTGTGTTTTCACAAGATTACTAAGGAAAACGTTTTTCATTTCGTTGTACGTTTCCTTAGTATGGTATGTTTTCATTGACTCTAAATCGGTCAACGCCTGCTTAAGTATATCCCTATACTTATAGGCATACTCTATGGAATTATAATTTTCCATAATCCAAGTCCTCCTTTATATAGATTTGGAGAAGATATGATGACGCATATCTTCTTCCATTTCTATAATATATAATCAGAATAAACTTAGATTACAAAAAAGAATCAGAGACTCATATGAGTCTCTGATTTATCTTATGCTTCTGTGGCATAGTCATAAATAACATTTCCATCCACAACCATAGTTGGATCGGAATTCTTTAGAATAATGATATCTGTATTACTCATATTCAGTTCTGTATTATGAGAAATCATTATACATTGCTGGAAGTTCATCATTCTCATCAGATTCATCAATGAGTTAAAGAACACCAATCGATTATTGGTGTCCAGACCACCATCGATTTCGTCCAATTTAATGATATTATAAATAGACGAAGACTTACTCATTAGGGCAAAGCTAATAATCATACTGATCATACAGATCTGAGATGTAGACATACTAGATATATCATCATTCATAATACCCAAGCCTAATACGGGCATACGGAATTCTTTCTCATTAATAACGAATCGTTGTAATATGAATTCTCCATTAAAGAATGAAGATAGAATATCGTTAGAGATTCCTAAGATATCATTCATATACATATTCATATATATGGTTTGGATTCCTGTTGTAGGAGCACAATACTTCTTGATGACTTCTACTTTCTCATATGATGCTCTATACTCTTTATATTCTTTCACATAATCATTATACAAAACAATCTTATACTTAGATTCATTGATAGCTTTAGTAATCGCAGGAATCTGATGAGATACTAAATCGTCCAATATTGATTTCTTATTCGATAATTCTCTATCCAATATGTCATACTCTTTCATATTCTCTTGTTGTTTGTTATACTCTTCAGTAAGAAGATCATATTGTTTCTGCTCTTCTTCCTGTTTCTTTTTCATCTCTAACATATGTTGCATTTGAGATATATGACGTTTCTGATTGTCTATAGTAGATTGTAATGATTGAATGTTCTGATTCATACTCGATATTTCAGTGTTAAAAGATTGTAGCTTTTCTTTAGACTCTGATAATTCTTTCATAATAAATTCAGACAATTCTTGATTAGATCGTAATGAACTACATTCTTTCTGTAAATGCTCTATATCTGCCCGATATGACTTAGACTCTATAAAGAAGTTTCTGATATTATCGTAATATTGCAGATCTAAGATATACCATTCTGTATTGGAAGATAATAATAGAGAATCCAGAGCTGGTTTAAAATCTTCTTTACAGGATATATAATGAATTCCAAACTTTTCCATAGATTTCATACACGATGGTTTCATAATTTCAGAATTAGAACCAAATATATGAATCATATCCAATATACAACGATCGATATTATCTTCTTCTTCTACTAATACCTTATATTTAGATATATCCGAAGATAATACTTCTATCTGTTTAGATAATTCATCATAATCAGAATCTGGTAATATACTATTATAAGCACTCATGATTGTTTTTATAAATGGACAATCATGTTTATGAGGACAATCTTCGGGTATCATAGAAAAATCTCTAGATTGTTCTTTAAAGAACTCTTGTTTCTCTATAATCATTCTCATATTGGACAGATTATCCTTCATAGTTTCTAATTCATTCTTAGAAGTCTTGCGTTCATATGGTTTACCATATACTTGATTACAGAATATAGTAATAGATTTACTCAATGTTTTATAATCATATCGATCTCTTATGGTAGATATATATCGACTAATATTACACATGGTATCATATACATAATCATATTCCGTTTCTGATATTTCTTCATGTCTATCAAACCCATGTTTATGACATGCCAAATTAAACTCTTCTTGTTTTTTCTTAATTTCTTTTATCCTAAACTCATATGAATTAATCAGTTTGGGATCACCCATTGAGCTTAAACGGATTTCTAATGACTCTACCTTATCTCTTATCGAGGATACTTCAGATAAACGCTTATCGTACATATTTTGCATATTTTCTAAATTAGATATATGAGTACGATAAGACATTTCTTCTTCTAATTTAGCAGATTCTGTTATCGATTCATCTATATGATATCTGGATAGATTTTGTCTTAATTCGTAGATAGTTTGTTTTAATCGATTATACGAATCTGGGTTAAAATTGGTCGAATTCATTAAGTCTTCCATTTTCGTTTGTATTTTAGACATTTCTACCAATAAAAGAGTCTTCTGTTCATCTAATGACTCTAATTGCCCATTCAATAATTTAATATTGGTAGCAATAGTTTTAGTATCTCCAATAGAAGTTAGCTTAGTATTAAATGAGTTAACCATTCCTTTAAGCTGAGTAGACTTCTTAGAGATCTTTTTATACATTTCATTATATGCATCTAATTCCGATATTTTCTTATTAATAAACTTCTTACGTTCAGATGGGTTCTTATCTGCTAATCCTCTATCATCAGAAGACAATTGGGCCAAAGTTAAGAATCCCATATCGATATCCAATATATCACATATTACCGATTTACCATCATTTATATTATGATTAGGATTCATATCCTTTCCATTCAAAGATATGAAACATTGAGTAGATTTTCTATTTTTCTTGCTGTCTATTGGATATATATAGGTAATATCTAACACAGATCCATCATTTAGTAAGTAAACGATATTCTTAGATGCTTCTACTTCTGGTAATAGATAATAATTAGTATCACTAAATGGATGGATAGCTTTAAATAAGCTAGATTTACCCGATCCATTATCACCTTTAATCACTATGATATTATTTATACATTTAGAGAAATCTATAGATATGCGTTGTAAACCCATACCGTTATAGATTCCTATATAATTCTTTAATTCTAATTTATATAGTCTCATATATGCCTCCTATATAAAAATGTATTTATCTCGATTCATTCTTATAATATCTAATTTAGATATAGTTTGACAAAAAATAAACCCAGTGCTATATAGCACTGGGCTATAATTTAAAAATAACTGCTATGAAGACGAGTATCTTGTAAAAACTCTTTATCTAAAGTATTCATAAAATCCATCATATCATCAGACGATTTGAATTTAGATTGGGCATACTTGGATTCTTCATACATATCATATGTAGTATCTGTAGAATGGGATACAACTCCATATGCCATATATAAGGATGCCATCTTATAATAATCATCCTCATCTGTAATCGGGACCCCATATAATACTGAGGATTCAATAAATTTCTTAGGGTTGATATGATACATAATTTTCTTTATCAACTGAGTCATATAAGATATACTATCGTCGATATCTTTGATATGAGTTATATATTCTGTAGTAATAATAAAAATCTTCTTATCATAAAGATACGGATCTTTACCAGTCATATTGTACCATTGAGGCAAATCGGTCGTTATGACTGTATAATATATCAGATTCCCAATATTCAATGGAGTGGATACTTTGGTCTCATAATATTCAGGTTTACAAACAGCTAGAAAAATATCTATATCATCTGTATATGCAATTCTTGTATAATAATCGATATGATCTTTATTGAAAAATCCAGCATGATCGTATTTATTAACCCTATATTCTACTGTAGGAATAATACATTGATCTATAAACTTTGTAGATGTATGTAGTGGCTTCTTTAATGTAGCAGGAGCCATTATTGGCTTCATAATATCTTTAAATGCGAATACTGAATGCATAATATATTCCTCCTAATAATTATTTATCGTTTCTAATACGTTCCATTATAGTATCAGTCAGCTTATATTTATCATCTATAGACATTTCAATATTTGATGAGGATATATAAGCATCAACTATCATCCAACATACCATATTTTTTGATGGTAAGAAACCAACCATTAAAATTAATATCATAGATGCTATAAAACATTTTTTAACTTTTTTACGATAGATAGCACATTTCTCTAATTTGTCTTTATCAAACTCATAATTAATTCTTTCATAATATATTATGCTATAAAGGATTGATAAAATAAATAATGCTGATGCTATAAATATTAATGCCATATATAAATTATTATATAAATTTATACAATAGTATATCCATGGTGGTATAATAAGTTCATTCATATTAGCTCTCTCCTTTTTAATAAAAATTACTTTTATTTGCTTTTATTCTTATTTATTTCTTCTACAACTGTATCTATAAGTTTATTTACATTTCCTACCTTTTCCAAATTAGCTGGGGTGATATAATTGGCAGCTATCATTTGATATATGGTCGTTTTAGATGGTATAAATATATATATGACACATAAAATAACAAATACAATGCATAATGGTTTACGCCACTTAAGTACCGTCTCATATTCATCAAATCCAGCAAATTGATTAACGGTGATCATTGCGATTACTAGCAATATTATTAATATAAGCGGTTGAATGGCTACATAAACTTTATCAATTATATCAATATAATAAAATACCCACGGTGATATAATAGGTTCCATAACATACTCTCCTTTTTAAAATACATATACATGATCAGGATATCCTGATCATGTATATAATATATATCTATCTTTCGATTTAATTTTCGTGGCTCCTCCTACTGGGCTCGGACCAGTGACACCGTGATTAACAGTCACGCGCTCTACCAACTGAGCTAAGGAGGAATATTGTAATACTATAATGTAAGCTCTATTATAAAAAATAAAAGCTATATAAAACAATAGCTTTTATTTTTCTCTTAATTATACCTGAAACAATAATAGCACATGGATCTCTATATTTGGTTGATACAGATAATTTTGTATGAATCATTAGAAATATCGTGATACCATCCAATCATATGATTCTCTGCTTCTTTTTGATACAGGTCGTAGTGTTTGGATCATTCGTGTGATATGATACGAAATCGCATATATAGATTCATTATCAGAAATTGTTACAATACTATGCAATGATTCGTTCAATTTACATGATACATTTTTGTTTGTTATGACTCATTATACAACGTGATACGATCGAATATAATGATTCCCTATCGGACAACGTAACTAATCTAAACATATGGATCATTATGATTATGATGTTACAAATACCATTATATGATTCAATCTTATTTTAAGATACAGTCGCCACATACTGTTTCATTATGTAAAGCTGATACTATTGCATTTAATGATTCCCTAAAACACTGTGTTACAATTGACACATCCTGGGTCATTACCAGAAATTGTTACAATACAATGTACTGATTCGTTATAATTTGACGATACAAATCTCATCTAATGACTCATTATTATATAGTGGCACAATATAGATTCGTGATTCTCTCAGTTAATTTGTTACCGTATCGGTTTATGGACCATTTTGTTGTAATGATACAAATATTGTATGGTGATTCGATTCTATATGTTTGATACAATCTTACATGATGTCTCAATAAACTAAAATGATACAAATCGTTGTTATTGATTCGCTCTTATATATCGATACTATCTGGTTTTTCTGGCTCATTCATATATATTCATGTTACAAATCGGCTATACTGATTCATTAAGCTTTATTGTTACTATATCATCTTTCGATTCAATCATGATTTTTGATACTTGTAGTACAATTTTGTTTCATTATTCTATACTGATACAAATCAATTTCTAGTGATTCTCTAATTCACAATGATACATGATAGTTTCTAATGGATCAATGAATTCATATGTTACAATACACTATGCTGTTTCATTATATAATCATGGTACAATCAAGTTTGATGATTCATTAAAAGGAGTGGTACACTCTCAGTGTTTTGATTCATTCGTAGCATTTGTTGCAATCTTGTAATATGATTCTTTAAGATAGGCTGATACAGATCTTTTCTATTGAATCATTGTTATTATATGATACAATCGGCGAATATGATTCTCTATAAAATTTTGGTACTCAAGAACATCATGGATCAATAAAGTCAATGGTACACTATGCGTAATCTGTTTCATTCTGAGATTCTTTGATACAATCATTGTTTATGATTCGATCTGTGATTAACGATACAAAATCCTTTCTTGTCTCATTTATAGGATCTGTTACAGTTCTCAATTATTGATTCATTCGTGAATAATGGAACGCTATGAGAAAATGATTCATTATAAAACCATGTTACAATCGTGTAATATGATTCGCTCAAACATACTGTTTCAATAACGCGCTATGGTTCATTGTGATAAATTGATACAATCGTTTACATGATTCATTCAAAATATATGATACATACTGTTGTATTATGATTCTCTCTGAAATTTGGATACAATCTGTCTTTACGGATCAATAGAACGAATATGTTACAATCTTTATTATTGTTTCGCTGATATCAAATGATACGTCCAATGTCCATTGGCTCATTACTATGATATGATACGATATATACTGATGATTCGATCGGTGAATATTGATACAAGTTTCCTTTCTTGTCTCATTATATCTTATATGATACTATCTATTATATTGATTCGATAAAATCGGTTGTTACGATTATTCTATCTGACTCATTATAGCTAAATGATACAATCATAACAAATGATTCTCTTTGGTCATAATGGCACGCTTTGATTACGTGAATCCCTATTGATAGATGACACATGTCGTATAATATGGGTCATTCCCATGAAGTTTGATACGAATCTAAACTCACTGATTCATTACTACATAATGATACAGTTGAAAGTATTGATTCACTATGTGATATTGATACAAGCACCATATTATGGTTCGTTATAAAACATTGTTACAATTAATTCATATGACTCCATCTAGTATAATGGCACTCTATTTCTAATTGTGTCTTTAAAAGAATTTGATACAATACATACTTATGAATCACTCTTATGATTTGATACAAACCACATACCCTCAGGTTCATTAGTTACGCAATGATACAAATTATTCTTCCTGACTCATTCTGTTTGTGTGATACAATAGCGTATTATGATTCGTTCATAATACATGTTACGATATATTGGACTGACTCATTCAAGTGAACTGATACTGTTGATTATAATGATTCTCTCCAACTCATCGATACAATTCTATTAAATAGGATCTTTAAAATCATATGGTACGCTTATGCAATGTGAATCATTTCGAACTTATGGTACGCTACTGATTGTTGATTCACTCCATAATAATGATACATATTCCAACACGCAGGGTTCGATAGAATACATTGTCACGATTAACTCATATGTCTGACAAAAATAATAATGGGGCAAATGATTATATTCATCTACCCCACATATTATCTATGTGTCGATTAGTCTTTAGAAAGATACAAAGACTTATCAAAATTCGGCACGTCATATTTATGAGCATGCCCTAAGATTCCGATCGCATATGGTACCGGAGGTTCTTTATGATTCTCCATAATATACCATACTTCGAACAGATGAGATAAAAACATCTTAACTGCATATCGTTTCGCACGAGATTCGATATGACCAGGTGTTAATTTCCCACTCTTATATGTCTCAATAACTTCCTTCTTCTGGAAGTTCTTTTTCAGCAGAGCCTTAGCAGCCTCTGCTGCATATTCACCAGCTTCATTCTTAGCCAGTTCATACTGTTTTCTTTCATAATAAAGATGGCCATAAACATCTCCATCTCTGTTACGAGATTTAACGAAGCTTTCGCCAAGCTTCCAGCAAAGTGTTTTCAGTTCCCCATTCCAGGGTCTCTTTTCCTTTGCTTTCCATTCTACTGTCGGATCAAGTCCGGCATATCTCCAAATAGCGCCAGCTGTCTGACATTTAGAAATATCGATCATGGAATACAGACCCACTGAAATAACCGGTCCGATACCATAGATACTGTTCATCCACTGACAAACAGGATTGTTTTTAGAGAAAGCTTCCAACATCGATTTGGCTTCTTTCTCCATTGCCAAGTATTGCTCACCCATAAATGTAATACATTCACAAGGCTGAGCAGGCTTAATTTTCTTCGAAGCATCTACTACTTCTGCACTTAATGCTCTTGCTTGTGCAAAAGAAGCTTCACGCATCTTCTGTGTCTGATAATACAATTTAACCAGATATCTAACTTCATCTCTGGTCAGTAATTTAGCAGCGTTTCTAACATCCCTGCTAAGTTTGGCAATCGGTGTTGCCTTGATCTGTGCTGTTTCGTTCATTTTTGTAGTCCTCCTTTTGTTCGACTTAACTTTAAACGAAAGTTACTAATAGAGCTTTCTGAAAATGTAGCTCTTTCAAATATATAATATATAACTCAAAAAAAAAATCACCCCGAATGTATTATGCGCGCGGGGGGAGATTTATATTAAAATATAGGATCATTAAATTTTGTTTGTCCTAATTCTGTAGCATTCATAGTTAAGCTATATAATGCCATAACGCCTTCATTGGTGGTTTGAGCGATATTAATACCGGCCAATGAAATATAATGCTTCTTAGAATTTAAGTGTTCTCTCAGCTCAGCATTTGCTTCTATAGAATATACAGATTTGACTGTGGTTTGGTCGCCATCGTAGTCTCCGCCCACAGAGTTCAACCTTATGTTACTCATATTTAGTGTATCTACAAACTTATCAGTCGTATTTGTTCCGATCAATTCTTTTCTAATATATGGATAGTGTTTATATAGTTTTCCATTAACTAACATCGGTTCGGTTCTAATGGTTGAACTTACATTGATGGCTGACGGAAACTGATTATAACAGCTATCTATTGGATATCTGGTAATCAGTATTGTCTTGTCATGTGTAACCTCAATTGCTCCTAAATAAAACAAATCACACCATGTCATCGGACGCTCTAAGATAGGCATCTTTTCATCTGGCGTTAAGAATCCGGTTTCATCCCTTATTTTTTCTGGTGGAATAAGATTGCCTCGGAACCATATTCCTACATCAGGATATTTCTTATCTTCTGTAGGCATTCGTATAGGTCGGAATCGATCGGCAACACCATGAACGAAACGATCTAATTCTTCTCTTAATATATCATCAGAAAAAGAAATTCTAAAGTCTTTCAATTTGACTTTAACTGTCTTAATAGGTTTACCGGATTTATCTCTAATAATATAATCTCTAATAGGTTGAGATGTATATTCATTAGAGAAGAAGTTTCTTACATAAGTTAATATATAAGGATAAAAATTAGCAATTACAGATGCCAATGGGACAGATGTATGATCTGTATCTGTCAGCATATCATCTATATTCTCTACTTTTAGATTTGGGGCTGTAATAACTAGCCTGGAAGAATAGTCTGCTGTTTTAGATTGTACAGCAGACCGAATAACTCCAAATTTACCAGCCATACCAGATCCAGTAGCTATTCCATTAATAGTACCTTTGGTAAAGTATTCATAGATGTGTAGTAATGTATCTTGAATACGTCCTATAACAGAATCATATAATGTCAATCCGTATTCGTCATATTCTTTTAGAGAATTAGTAGCAATCAATAAAGAAGCATATAGTTTATTGATGTCTCCTACTCCCACATATCTATCTTGCGTAGATACATCTCGATAATATGCAGGAATGACCGGATAATTCTGAATAAACATTAGCTTCCTAAATTTTTTTAAGAATGCAATATTGTGCCTTCTATCTATAGAATTAGATCCTGGTCGAAAATGAATATTATTTTTGTTCTTGTATAAGAACTTTAAACCAGTCTCTCCACCATCTTCTTCTGAAGATGGTTCTAAATAACCTTCTTTTGTTAATTTAAAGTATGCTGTACCGTGTACGCACTGAGGTAGTTTACGATCTATTCTCATCCATATAGCATAGAATAATGGATGTATAAAACGGGGTCCTCCCAGATTTATATATGCAAATGTATTAGATCGGTCTTGCATAGTAATGCCAAAAATCTCATTAGACAATAATCCATCCGGTGTGGGTGAGTTATTCATACTAAAAAAGATTGGATTTGTAATCTGTCTGAGCTCATTTAATTCAATAAATTTTTCTACATCTAATGGATTAATGGATATAAACTCTTTTTGTTCATCCAACGATAAGACCTCCTTTATATAATATCATGCATTACCTAAATGTAGAATCTATCAAAACTCCATTTTTGTAATCTAATCTTTTTGAAATTATATAATATAGAGGTGAGAAAAGGATATGTGTAATCATGAAACACATATCGCCAGTGTCAAAATTTCTATGATACCTGGAAAAATTTAGTCAAAACAAAAGGAGGACTATATCATGAAATTCTCATTAAAAGGTTTTGAAATCAACGGCAAGAATATTGAGGGCGTAAATCTTGACTTCAAATTAGATGAAGTTAACGTCGAAATGACTGTTGAAGAAATGCTTCAAAATGGTAAGAATGTAATGAACATCGTTACCATATTCCGCGAAATGATTAACGACCAGGAAGTGCGGAATGACCAAAGTAGAAAGATGGCTAATGAGATCAACCAGCTCAGAGAGAAAAATCGTTTACTTCGAGACGATATCGAGGGACTTGATAGAGATGTTGAAAAGCTCGATAAGGAAAATACCGAACTTAACGAAAAGCTCGGCGAACTCGACCTCGAGAATACGAGATTGAAGATGAATTTGAAAGCAATGAATTCATAATCCATATCAGCCAAAGAAAATAAAAGAGACTCATATGAGTCTCTTTTATTTTTTAATTGTTTTAATAATAAGCTCTTTCTTTTTTGTTACTTTAGACGACACATGAATCTGTGTAGAAAATAATTTCATTTGAATATTCTCATACAGCTTCATTAAATCGTCTATCTTTTTCATAGGTATAATTTTAATTTTAAATATCTCTTTGGAAGCTTCCATAGATTCAATGGCAATTTCTATATCATCCTGGTCGAAGTATTGGTTCAATATCCTATATACTGCAACACAAGATTCGAAGTGATTACCAATGCGTTCTGGTTTGCCAGATACTTGTAATAAGTTGGCAAATTGGGGCAATGTCATGACTATCCTCCCATTGCATCTTCAAAAGCTTCTTCTATATCCACATCACTGACATTTGAGCTAGAACTAGATTGCTGTTTACATCTATTCTCCTCTCTTAATTTTCGTTGTTCTGTTATAGAGGCTGGAGAATGGTCATACCCACGATTCATATTATATCTCACAGGTTTAGGTTGACCCGACTGTCTGCGTTTCTCTTCTTGTTCTTTCTCTTTTTCCTTTCTAGCATCATCTAAGGATCTCTGTACCTGATAATAGTATAAGGTATGAATAAATCCCATTGGCTGGTCTTTAGCTGAGATAATGTCAAATCCTCTTCTAAAAGCCGACTGCAGATGAATTAGTCGATTCGCCAAGTGCTCTGCATTGCCAATTGATGACGTGTAAAAAGCAATTGATAAGGAGTCATTGCTTCTGCATTAATATGATTCATAAACTTAGTTCCCTTTTGTTCTCCGTCGATATATTCATCTTCGAAGTCCTGTGCAGGAATATGATATTTAAGCAAATTGTCGGCTAAGACTTCTCTATATGTAAAGTACGATAGCTTTCCATTAAACATAGAGTAGTTATCCGGAGTAATAGAAGAAATAAGTTTATAAACAACCAAGCATTTGTTCTTAATCGTCTTAACTACAGATTCCGAACTGGGCTTGAAATCGATTGGGCGTAACGTCTTATGTTTCCGATCAATAAAGAAAGCGCGATCGATATATGTAGAAATAACATAGACCGATTCATACTTCTTTCTAAACTCTTCATCCAAATATTCTATTTCAATCAGGTTATACAAAGACCTGGGGCGAAGAGTAATTGCATAATTATCGGATAAGATATAATCTTCTTTTCTGGTAGCAAAGTTATCTTCTACTTCCCCATGCTTAATGATCTTTTCAAAACGCTTCTTATCTTCTTCTTTGGCAGATTCATTAAACTCGAACATATCATTCATATCGCATTTGACCATCATGAATTCTTTAGATTCTGGTTTTTGATATCCAATGTAATTAGATCCAATAAAGGTTGCCTTGTATAAACCAAAATAAAGCTGATTTAAATCCCCAGCGTCAATAGACTTCATCCATGCTGTAAAAGTAGCAGGTTTATTGGGAGATACATCATGAGCATACATAGTCGCAAAGACTTTCTTCAAATGATCTAACTGAGAACTATAACTTTCAGAAGATAATTTAACGATATCGGAGCCAGTCAAAGGAGTAAAATGAATCAATCGTCCTGTATTAAACAATGGAACAGATTGTGACTCAGTAAAAGATTTATCCATCTTAGCCACATATCCCATAGCCGTATTAATATTTACTGGATGCTCAGACATAGAAAACTGAGACAGGTCGATACTCTGAGAAGAATCAATCGTATTCTTGATCACTTTCTGGAAAGATTTGAAATTATCGAACGTAATCTTTTCTTCTTCTTTTCTTTTTTCTTCCTCAGATTTAACTTCGTTTTCCAGATCGTCTTCTACATTAATTTCTTCATCATTAGAAGAAGAGAAGTCATCCTCATTAATATCGAGCTCTTTAATAGATTCTAAAGATTCTGATACTTTCTCTTCAATCTTTGTATCTGCTTCTACGGACTTAGCTTCCGGACGAATATTGGTAATGTCTCCTTCTCCAAGTTCTTCATCATTAGAATTGACGTTAGATGTTGGATTGATTATATCTATTAAGCTTCTGGCTTCGGTTTGTCCTTCAAATTCGGCCTTTTCTTGCATCTCGTTTTTGTAATCGATATATGGTTGAAGTACATTATTCATCAGATCTTTCTTGGTACGTTCGATACCTGCATCGATCAACTCATACTCTTCTTCTTCAAATTTTTTTATAGGATCTTCTTCGGGTGTAAACGGTCTAATCTCTCCAGCACTGACCGTTTTTAATTGATTAGAATCTTTGGTTCCAACCATCTTAGGGGTAATAATAATAGGCTTACCTTCTTCTTTGGTGATCTGAACCTGGGTAGCAGGATCTGTCTCCACTATAGTTTCCGATTGTACAAATTCTTCATTTGTGCTTTCCTCTGCAACCTCTTCTACTGACTGCGGATTCTTAATCAAATCGTCCAAAGAAATCGTTTTTTCCTGCATTATAAATATTCCTCCTTACAATTTAAGTAGTCTGTAACCATGATAAAGTTTTGGTTTCAGTATCCAATAATAATACATACATCTGTTTTCTGATAGTAATATAGATATATAGATTCTTTTGAGTTTCATCCATCGTATCGAATTCTACGTCAACCGATCTGAATTCTGGCAGATATATATCTTTCTGAGTATTGACTTCATCTTTCAGTCTACTCAGATCATCCATAAATGTATATCTGTAGTTCTCTACTAATCCTACCCCCATATTCGGTCTTGTAGGATATGTACCAGGCTTCATCATGATAAGCATAATAATCTTATCAATAACCGCTTTGACTCCTGTGTCGACTTTAGGTCGATTGAATTCGTCCAATGATAGATTATATTCAGAATATCTATTATTAACTTTAGATGCAATTGTATTAGTATTTATATTCACTTTATCACCAGCTTTCGTATTCCCAAAAACATTAGAAATGCTTACTATGGTGTTGAAATGATTGAATATAATTAAAAAATGACTTCTTGTAATCTAAATCGTTTGAAATGATATATTATATAGATGAGAGAGACTAATATTAGTCTCTCTCAAATTCTGTATATTTATTTTGGAGCATATAATGGGTTTAGGTATACAAGAAAGGAGGAGTGGCATATGACACAAGATATAAATTCTGTAGATTATGCTAAGTGGTTTTCGTCTGATCTGAAAATTGGTTTATCGCGACTAAATCAAATTGAAGAAACAGATGAAAATAAAATATCACTTCTTAATCTCAAGAATGCATTTATGCGAAATATCATAAGTGCACAAGATGTTTTATTAAAGAATAGATAAAAGTCTTATCATAGTCGCATAAATATAGACTCTGCCACTCCACGGAGTCTATATTTATCTCTATGTTTATAGATGATTTATTTTTTATAGTATAGTAGCTTAAAAACATCTAATTAAATTGAAAAACGATTATAAAGGAGGACAACAAACGTGGCTTCTGATAGAAAAATAAAATGCCCTTTTTGTACATATAGAGAAACTAAAGATAAAGTCATTCATCATATTGAAGTCAAACATGAAGACATGATTCCAGAAACATATAGTGCAGCCAGAGTATTGTTCAATCATATTCATCATAAGACCCATGGAACTTGTGTAGTGTGTAAACACAACACCGAATGGGATGAAAACATACAGAAATATAAGAGACTCTGTGGGAAATCACAATGCAGAGATAAGCTTCGTAGTATGTATAAACACAATATGATGAAAGTATATGGCAAGACAACCATATTGGATGATCCGGAACATCAAAAGAAAATGTTGGCCAATCGAGGTATATCTGGTATATACAGATTTGATAATGGTAAGATCAAAGAATATACAGGATCCTATGAAAAAAAGTTCTTAGAATTTTTGGATAAAGTTCTTCATATGGAACCAGATGATATTCTTATGCCTGGGCCTACTATAGAATATGAATATAAGGGCGAAAAGCATTTCTGGATATTGGATTTCTTATTGCTTCCATTTAATCTGATTGGGGATATTAAAGATGGTGGAAATAATCCCAATAAAACTCATATGCCAGAATATAGAGCTAAGCAAATAGCCAAAGAAAAGATGATTACAAATATGGGCGAATATAACTATATTCGTTTAACCAATAACCAATTCGAACAACTCTTAGAATTCATGTATGAATATAAGATGCAATTATTAGACGATTCGGATGATAATAGAAAAGCTATTATCAAAATTAATGAAAGCTTCGATATACAACATGAATCTATTCGGTCTATGTTGGGTATGGATAAAGTAATATCTGGATTTATTCCTGATCTAAAAGCCGAAATCGATGACGATCAAAATTATGGTTATAATCAGGTCGATGAAGTCTATTTTATTTATCCATATCATAATGGAATATTTGATATTCCTATGAGAAAGATAGAACAGATAGAATGTTTTGATAGTAAAAAGAAAGCATTATATTATGCTTTATATCTCTGTACTCATGGAGCTACTCCATTATATGTAAAAGATACATTACATATAGACCCAGAATGGTGGAATAAATATAGCTCAGAGCAATTCTATTTCTTAAAATCTAAGAGATTTATCATTAAAGATGGTAAATATATGATTAACGTTAAAGATAAGTTCTCTTATAGTGCTATCATTACTAACTTGAATAAAATTGTACATGAAAAATGCAAAATTAAGAAAAATGAAATTAAGTTTGATGGATGGGTAAAGTAGGTGAGAAAATGAATAATGAAATTATTAATGAATCTTCGGATAATAGTCTACAAAAAATGAAATTTTATGTAGCCCCAGAGGGGTATGATATTCATAATCAGGATACATACAGAGTATGTGATATAGATTCTGATGAATTGGAAAAATGTATAGCAAACGCAGTGCGATATTTATCTGGTGCGTCGGTAGAAGCTCGTATACATGATAATGGAGATTCCGATTATGTATTCGAAGCATCTATAGGTACTTGGCTTAAGCATAAGAAAGATAAGATTGTTTTATACATGGTTAAGCCAGGAGATTATATGTTTTCTGGTAAAGAAAAAGCGTCAGCTTTGCACAAACATAAAGAAAGTCATGTTTATAGAGCGTCATCGGATAAACTAAAAATATTTAAAAAGATGGACTTAGAACAGTGCTTAAAAAAATATAATAGTTTTCTATACTGTATACCTCATCCGCAAAACGAAGATCAGCTTTATCCATTTAGAACTTTTAATGAATTAGAAAAAATTAAGAATATGAAATTTTCTAATGAATCGGTAGAATCTATGACGGCTCTTGAACAAGCTATATTAGAAGAACAGATTAGCGCAGAGCGTAGATCGGGCAATAAATCGTATTTTAATTCTAATAAAACTAGTTTAAATATATATAATACTGCATCTAAAGAATATAAAAGAAATAAACGTAATTTGCCAGAAAATTTTGTTAAAAGCAGAAAAGATTCTGAATCCCAAACTCATCAATTAGAATTAGAAAAACAAATGAAAGACAAAAATAAAAAGAAATTTGGTTCTGATGGAACTTTAAAAGATCATTATGAAGCTAAAAAATCTTTAAGAAAAGATGGATCATTAAAAAGTAAATTAGATTTCAACGATTTTAAAGCAACCAAGCACGATAAGAATGCTACTATTGATTATGCTATAGATGATTATCATAAAAATACAATAAATCCCAATAATTTACATAAACGCCATATGACCGATGAACAAAAGAAAAAAGCAGAAGAACGATTAAAACATGACGCTGAAAACAAAAAACAAACCAGAAAAGGTTCTGGGCATAATATAGCAATTCTTAGTCAAAAATACAAAACAACCAATAAAATTGCTAAAGGTGCTGTGAATGGATTCACCAAAAGTGCAGAAAAAGCGGCTCAAGCTCAGATGAGCGCAAAATCACCAAAAGATTATATCAGAGTCGCAGCCCAGCAATATTATGATCAAAGAATGCCTTTACCAGATTCTGCCAGAAATTATATTAAAAAGAAATTAGCTTCCAGAATTCATAATAAAGCATATAAAAAACGTATCACTACAGGCCATGAAACTATGGGCTTAGCTGGAATAGGAGGACCTATAGGAACAACCAATGCTATTTTTGTTTCTAAATTACAATCCCCTACTATGCTTAGACCGCAGTATTGTATACAGGATGATATGATTACAGACAATATCATCACAACAGATAATGATGGTGTATTACGAAAAGTATCTTCAGATTATCTCGAAGATAAAAATGTTCGTATGTTTAAGTATATGGGTAAAGATCCCAATAAAAGACTAATGACTATTTTAAACTCCGTAGATACAGAAGTACCAAGAGAATTTATTTATGAGACCATTTCTGATAAATATCTCTTAGATGATAATCAAATTGAGTTTGATGAAGCTTTCCAAGAAGTTAACTTCAATGAAATGAGAGCTATGATAGAAAATGATGCATATAGTGTATTGAATAAGTTTATCTATCTGGCTAATCCAGAATTGGCAAAACGATATACCCAAATCTCTAATCAAGAATCTTCTGATTTATTAGAAGGCCATTCTTCCGATATAGTCATTATGGAAGATAAAGATATGGGATACTTTGCTATGAATAAAAAATCTCTTCGCAGATCCAGATTCTTCGAAAATGTAGAAGATATCGAGATTTATGATGATTTAGAAGAATAATCAGAGGTGATCAATAGATGAATTCAATAAATAATGATCCATTTAATGAAGCCTTTCGAATCAAAAATAGTAATGTTGATCTGTCTGAACAGGATAAACAGGTTAAAGATTGGAGACTAAGTTCGAATATCACTCTCTTATATTCTTTTTATAAAAGACTGAATGATTTGGAGATGGATTACAACCGTTTCTTAAAGATGCCATATTCTCAACAAGAAGACTCTGATGATGTTTCTGTTCGTATTTTTGGCAAGAAAAATAAAGAACGTTATGAAGAAATGCGACATAAGTTCTATAGTGCCGAAGTAGTAAAAGACTATATTGAATACGATCCAAGACACTTTAATATAGATCCTATAGATAGAGCATTTCTAATGAGACATCTGATCGATGATAAAATGTTTTTACAAAAGTTAGACAGAAAAGAATTCTTATGTAATATTCAAGAAGATGCTTCTGATTTTGATTTAGATTATCATACTGATATTATCAAAGAAGACTTAGAATCAGAATATAAGTCAGAAAATATCTTCATCAATTATAATTGTCAATTTCCTATGCTTTCAATAGAAGATATAGAAAGATTCTCTAAAGATTCTGATGGAAATCCAAAATATGGAAAGACAGACGTTATAACTTCCGATTTCTGGAAAACATGGAATCAATATATAATCGGAAAAGATATGTGGTCATATGCTTCAAAATATGGATATAAATATGCTAATATAATTCAATCTCTCCAGAATAAAGGAGATAAACAAGGTCTATTACTTATGGGATGGAATCCTGAAATTCCAGTGAGTATAGATAAACTAAATAAGATAAATCATGGTACCAGTAAATATATAAATCAGATTGTTGATCATGTTCATATTATTAATGTAATGGATTATATGAATTCTTTATCTGGAGATTCTTATAACGTTAGTCCAGAATTATCTGATATAGATTCTTATTTCTTATTTTGTGAATTGAATAAAGAGAATACTCATATTATACGATTATATTTATTACCATCTGTTGACGATACATATGTTATTCAAATTGGTATAAATCATGGTGTATATATGTATTTGAGAGATTTACATACATTCCCGGAATCTACTAAGTTTATTGTTTTTGAAATATCTAAATATAAATTGCTTGAAAGGATTGTAGATATGACTAAAGACGATAACTTTTCTTACGATTTTTGCAAAATAGACGTTAATAATACAGGAGCTCTTAAATTATATTTGAATAGCATTATGACAGATTTGTATAGAAAATATCAAATTAATCTCCCAGATCATTTATTCTTGTATAAACTATATATCGGTGGATATAAAGAGTGGCTTTCTTCACGATATAGATATAAATATTTCCGATATTATTTGGATAAAAAGATGATGAAGATTCCATTCAAATCGTCTATGTTAGAGGCAGTTATGACTAATGAGTTTCCTGTAGAATTTACTAAAGATGGAGATCTCTTAATCTCTAAAGGAAGACGGATTAATTTCGAAGGAGAATATTCCAGAACTCATTTGGCTCTGCGTATGTATGAGAAAAATAAAAATATTACAGGAATGAAGTATTGCATCTGTAAACTTTGGTACATGAACATACTCTTAGAAGAAAAAATTCATGATAAAAAGACTAAGCCTGCAGAAATCAAAACTCTAAACAAAGCTCGTTCTAAGATATTAAACGATATCAATAAGTATTCTGAAATCGTATTGAAAGAAGAACCTGATTTCGATATCATCAAGACGTATCAGGATTCTCCGTTTAATAATGACAAAGTTAAATTCTCTAATTATACATTAGGGCACGCATATAATTGGATCAAGAAACTGATAACTTTTAAAACCAATCTGTAATTATATATTATTATATTGAAATGAACAATAAGGTACTCCAAGGTATATACCTTGGAGTATTAAAATTATTTCAAAAGGAGAAAAGTATAGTATGCTAGAAATAGTTCGTAGCAGAACTCGAAAAAACAAATATAACTATTTGTATGATATTGGAACCAGATGGTTTAAATTAGACCAGATGATTCGTATTATAGATAGAAATAAGCGAAAAGTGACAGTACAAGATGAACGAACAAAAGAAGTATATACTTTATCCATTAAGACATTAAATAGAAATTATACAAGATTGATTCCTACTGGTCTATTACAGATAGGAATATTACAAGCCAATAGCAAACTCCGTATGGATACTTTGTTTATGGAATATTGCGCAAACGAAGAAAGTGCGTATGTAAATTATGGAGCCGATAACGGAACTATGGTCATTCATCCTCTTGGAATGATTGAAGATTATAGACGTTGTCCCTCAGAATATCAAAAAGCTTTTAGAAGAGGTGGAAAAGAAAGACAATCTGCTGCAGATGTTCTATTAGAATCCTCTGTAATTCAGGATTATTATAACTATGATCCTTATGAGATTAATGAATTTATAGAGAGTATCCCATATTATGAAACGAATTTGAAGCACTATCGATTCATTATGCTATATATGGATGATTCATTGGATACCATTATACCACTATTAGGCAAATATGAAATCAAAAAATATAATGCATGTTTACAAAAAGTAGCAGACCTGCTTAAACATGAATCAGAAGATGTTGTTGATATCTCAGAATTTATGAATATGAAAACATTTCTGAATAATATCAATCTTATGTATTTAATAGATTGCTCTGTAGATATAACTAATCTAGAATTTAGAACAAAAACAATAGCAGAAGATGAACAAGAGGATTCTAGCTATAATAAAGCATATATGATTGATGATAAGGCTTTATATGAATTGCTTAGATATAGTATCGGATATAATATATCTGATATCATTATGATGAGATATTGGTACGACATCGATCTATCCAGTATCTCTAACAATTACGCATTAATTCGGAATACAAAAGATGATAAGTTATACATCTTTATATATAGATCTAATGGAGTTCGTAAAGATGCATTAAGTGATGCATTTAGTATAAGCGAACAAAATAAGCTCGCATCCAGATTTAGACTCTAGTTTATTAAATTGGTATTAAATTATATATTATAGGTATGAGACATCTTTTGATGTTTCAAATATTATTTAAGTTAAAACAATATCGTAATGATACACCTATCATTACAAGTTTTAACTATTGTCAAAGGAGGAAAACAAATGACAGAAGAAGTTAAGAAGGAAACTAAAGGTGTTAAACTTAACATCGTTAAAAGCGAATTTGTCGGAAACGTTACAAGCACTCTTGTGACTTCTACCAAATTGGCTCGGATGATTGCCAAATTATTTGGTTCGATCACTCCTTGTATTAATGGGGTAAAAATTGCACCTCAGCCGAATGCTAGACTGACCGCATCTGTAGCATTCCGCTATGTAGAGGATAGAGATGTTCCGAATGGAAAAGTTGCATTCGTAAAATCTATGTCTAAAGAGAAAGCGGCTATTTCTATTGTAGAATCTATCAATGGACGGGCAGATTCTATGAGAAACTATGACTTGACTGATGAAGCCAAGTCTGTATTGGAAGATTTGATTCCGACACATCTGGAAAATGGAACTTCTGTATTCAATATGGTTCGTCGTGATGGTAAAGAAGTTCGTGAAGTAAATTGGAATCTGATTAGTGTTGATTCAGTTTATGAAGTGGATCCGTTCCGTCGGACTGCAAATGGCATCGTGTACGTAACTCTGGATCTGCGCAGAATCTTGGCTATGATCTATGGCGAAACCAATGCTGATGATGATCGTTTGGTATATGATGCAGCAGCTATTCGTCCGCTGAGTGGAAACAATGTAGCTGTATCTCCGTGGCTGATTCAGATTAGTCAGTTCAATGCATCTGAGATTAGAGCCATTGCGGAAGAAACCAATGTTATTGTAAGTAATAACGATGGATATATCAACTATTAATTCCGCATTTTAGTCAATTCGAATTTACTAAAAAGAAGATAAGAGAGGGGCGATAGGCTCCTCTCTTATTTTTTACGTAGTTTGACACTATGATAATTCAAAGGAGGAATTCGAAATTATGAAAGATAAAATGGACAAAAGTTTTTCTTATAAAGTCGGAGATATTGATGAAGTCGTAGACAGCAAAGGTAATTCTGTTGTATTGCTGCGTAAATTAGCCTGGGGTGAAAATGGCAAAGAGAAATTGGAACTCAGAAAATGGGTGATTGATATTGCCAAAGAGACCCCACTTAAAGGCGTTACTTTCTTGACAGAAGAAGGACCTCATAATCTGGTCAATATTCTTCTTCAGAAAGGATATGGGCATACAAAAAGCGTATTAGAAACGATTAGTCTTAGAAATGATTTCAAAGATAGCTTAGATAGTCTGGGTAAACCATCTAAAGCCAAGTCTTCTAATAAATATATCGATCCAAAAGATATTTTATCTTAATATAAGAATGGAGGGTGCATCATGGCTCTATCGGATGATGTATTAAAATCAACCGGTTTTAAATCTTCTAATCCATCCAATGAAGATGAAATGAAAGGTGATACAGGGCCTGGACCTTATGAACAGTTTGAGATGTGCAGACACCAAGATTATGAATGCAAATTTAAAGACACGGCAGGTCGTTGTATTTTTGAAACCTGTGTCATGGATAACCATAAGCCTCCAAGAGTAGAACTCTGGTATTATAAATGCTTAATCTGTAAAAGAGATACTACGGGTAAACCAGAAGAAATGAGAGCTCCATTCTGCCAATCTTGTATAGATAGAATGAATAGAGCAGAAGAACTTCCTCATAGCTGCTATATATGTGGAAGATCAGTAAACTCACCAGCCACTCTTATGTTTAGTGGGATTTGTGATGATTGCTTTGGAGCTATCAAACAACTCACTTTATATTGGAAAGGCCATAAACGTTGGAAACACTGGAGTTGATATATTCATGATCTATACATCTTTTGATAATTATCCAGTGGAGCATTCTCTATATGGGCAATTTATCACATACGATGAACTTAAAACAATAATCTCAAATGAATATGCAAATGATGACTATAGTCGAACAATAAACGTATTTATAGATGTATACCAATTTTTAATGATTGGGTTAAGATATAAGAAGATCAATGATCCATACTCAATAGCAGCGGCTATTATTAATTATGCTGCTCATTTAAGACGATATTTTAAAATCGTCCATGAAATGTATTCCAATATTATATTGATATATACAACCAATGATTCCGAAAATACAACTAAATTCTTACCAGAGTATAATACGTACTATAAAAATAGACAAAAAGCCAACCAAAGGATGTGGAAACATATCCAGAACAATATGCAATTGGTAAGAATATTAGTTCCTTATATACCGGATGTATTTCTAAAAGAAGGTTCTGTAGAAAGTTCTGTTATTATTCATGACTTTATACAGAATCATTATGTCGGAGTACATCCAAATATGGTGATATCCAATTCTCAAATGATGTATCAGTTGCCTCAATTTAGCAAAAGTGCTATTATACTGAGAAAAGATTTGGGACGATCAGCAGAATTGAATAGAACATTCTCATATAATACTTATAATTGTGTAGAAGCATACTGTTATGAGCTGTCCAGAGTTAATCTAACAGAAGAACAGATTAACCAGCAAACGATTTCTTTCGTTATGTCTCTTAGAGGTATACCGAGACGTTCTATTACGAGCCTATATTCAATTCGGACGCTCCTAAAGATGGCTAAACAGATACCTTTGGGATGCGAACATGATCCTGATGTATGGTATGACGTTTGTACAAAGACTAATTCTAAGAGATATATTGCCAAAGAAATGGTTAATAATAGATATAAAGCGATCGATTTAGGATATCAGTATAAATTGTATAAAACATTACCCGAATCTAAAGAACGTAAGTTCTTAGAACAGCTGAATGATAAAGAATCTATTCAGGAAATCAATAATCATTACTTTGCCAATTCTCCATTAAATTTGGAAGAATTATAAATCGAGCATATGCTCGATTTATTTTTTGTAAAGAAGGTGAGATAATCGTATGAGATGCGAATATTCTATTAATATGAAATGGTTGGATACAGATGAAAAAGGTACCAAAGATAGTTTTGAAATAGATGACGTTCATATTAATAATATGACCATTATCAATGATTATGAAGAAACCAATATGCCTGTTATATATGCAGATATTACAATAGATAAAAATTATATGGACAAGATTATCAAAAGTGCTAAGACTGCCCATATCTTCATGTATATCTATAAGATGTCTGAGAAGAATGATACAGGTGTTAAACTTAAACAACTGACTTCATATACTGGTAAGATGTCTTACTTCATAGATCAGGATATCAATTATAATAAAGAATTGGATTATAAGAATACTGATGAACCAAATAAGAAAGAAGTCTTACAGACATTCACTATAGGATTAATGTTTAGTGAATGTATTGAAACCAATAAACAAACTGCTAATACAACATTGGTCAATACCACAAGAATGAATGCTGTAGGGTACTATCTACAGCAATATCCATACCTGATAGATCCTTTTACTTATAATGATTCTATTGAACAATTAATTGTTCCACCTCAGGAATCACTGTCTAAAACAATATCGTATCTGAATGATATCAAAGTATTCTATGACACACCGTATCGGTTCTATATAGATCCTGGATGTGTATATTTGATGAATAGCTCCGGAGAGGGTACTCCTAAAGAAGGAGATCTATATGATATCGTACTAGTAGATATCATTCCAATTGATGAAGGTCCTGGTATAACGGACGGTATAACAGAAGACTCTGCTAAAGGTTGTTATTATTTAGACATTCATGTTAAAGACAGCTACTATACGGTAGATACCGACACTCAAAAGATGTATAATGAAATCCAATCTATTATTGATCCTGGGATTAAGAATACGATTCGTTTCCTGGATACAGTCAACCAGGCTATTCAAGAAATCAATAAAGCAAAAGATAAATTGACTGGTATAGTTAAACAGGCGACTAAACAAGTGAAGCCGATTACCAGTGCTTTAACTGACTATAAAGGAAAATTAGTAGAGAGCGTTAACGCCATTAAATATCAGGTCGATCATCCGGCAGGAATAGATTTTGTAGATACCGACAGTGCAGCGGCTTCTGTATTAAATCCGTACTTTGTTCCTACGGCTACCACAGTTCCTAAGAATATAGATAATTCTATAGAGAAAATCAAATTAATGAAAACTCTATATATCCCATCTGAGAATGGTCCTGACCAGAAACTAATCAGCGATGCTCAGTGTGATGATTGGATATCTAAGCTTACTGATTATAAAGGAAAGATTAGATCAAATAATTCTATCGTTAGTTTGTTGCCTAAAGAATATCAAGAGACTGCTTCTCAATTGATTGGAGTTATGCATGGGTCTACTTCTATCACAAGTATGATCAATTCCATATCTCCTATTAATTTATCCGATAATCTTTCTGCTATACTCGATGATACATTAAATCTGAAGAGCGGAATAGCTTCTCATAGCAATTCAGTAAATAAAGGATTAATTCCTAAAATAAATAATGCATACGAGATCTCTAATTATTCAGAAGCATCGGCTATTATTATGGAAAAAGCTTCCGGAATCTACTCTTCGTATTTAACAGCTATGGGTATGCAAGGAACGCCAGTAGAAGATAACCCATTTCCAGAATGGATATCCAGTACAAGAACATCCAAAGTTAGCATAGAAAAATCTGCTAAATCGATGGCAGACGTATTAGCCGATTATAAATCAGCCAATCTATCGGTATCTAATCTAATTGCCAATATAGAACCGCAGATCAAAGCCATGTCTACCTTTAAAACAGATATCAAATCAACCATTACTGGAACATGGGATAGCTTGGTCAATATAGGTAAAACAGCTAAGAAGTCTTTGGATAATATTATAGAATCGGCCAAGAATATTCAGAACGATATCAAATCATTGGACTTCTCAATTAACTCTATCCAAGACTTGCAAAAAGATATCAATATGGTTAAAGATATTTCCAAGATTGGTATGCTTGGATTATCTAACTTTAATGTAGATTTGAACTTAACCAAAGATGAAAATGGTGATGTAGCTGGTACTGGGACTAAGATAGTTCGATTAAGTAATGATAATGCGAATATGGTTAAGAATCTGAAAGCAGATATTGAAAACCATGCCAATATGTTATCTATTACTAAGACAGATGTAGATACAACCATATTAACTCCTAATAAGAAGTATATAGTTAATAACTATGATGCCCATTCTCAAAACAACGGTACATTCTTATTAACTAAAAAGATTGATTACTTCATTCGGTCAGGAGATGTCTTTACTATATCTACTCGTCTTGATTTAGCTAAAATAGCAGAAGAAACTAAGAATGGTAAAAAGTTCTCTTATCAGAATGAAATCAATATATTAATGAATCATTCTAGCAGAATTCTTAAAGCATATAATTCCAATCCATTGGGTGTATCGTCTAGATCTTTGGGAGAAATTGTTAATTCGGCTCAAACTATACAAGATTCATATACTAGGTTAAAGAACCATAATAAAGAATAGAAATTCCATGGAGTCATATGACTCCATGGAACTATTTTGTTAATCTGCGGCCTCTATCTGAATATCCGGAATATCATTGCCTATTGTATCTTTGGTGATATTGATAGAAATGAATTCTGGTACTGTAGTAGAATATGTATAATCATCTTTCTCGGTGTTCTTATATATACTCTGGTACATATACCCATAATTATTCAGTCCTACAAATTTAATATAGACAATTTGTTTATAGAATTTATTCTTGATAGCCGTAATCAAGTTCGGCATATGGAGATCAGAGATGTAATTAATATTTTCCATATACTCTTTGATATAATTGATAATATCATTCTTACAGTTCTGATCAGCTGCAGTTTGATATTTGACTTCAAACTTCAGACTAATATTGATTCTATCTATAGGTTCAGCCACATCCAAATATCTGACGTTGTACAATTTAGATGGTCCATACGTATTAAAGAATTTAAAATCGATTCCAAACGAATCTTCTAATAAGAGAAGAGATGATTGAATATACAATCTTCTGTAATTCAAAGCTTTAATAAACGTAGATACTCTGTCTTGTAATCCAGAGGGAGATCTATTTTCTGCTGTATTGGTGGCAGATTTCTTACCATAATCCCAGAAATATCCATGTCTAACCAATGGCATTCTCTTAACATGGAAGTCCAGATCACCATTAGATGCTTTAGATAGATCTACATAAGATTCCATCATATTGGTATAATCTATGAACAAATCTAATCCAGTATTGACCTCATAGATATTGCACAGAGTATATCCAATAGATGTACCAGATGCGGATAATCCTGGAACAATAGCTGAAATATCATCCTCATCTTCATTATTAGCTTGAAGGTCTCCATATTGCTGATCAAACTTAGCCAATACAAAAATCTTAAACTTTACATTATTGGGCAAGTATGTAGTGGCTTGAGTTGTTGAGTTGGTATAATATAAACCTTTATCTATACAGAGTTTGATATCTCTATTGATAACGTTATTGGTATGGAGATTAAATTTATATGTATAAGCATAATTGATATTATCATAGTCTCCATCTTCTAATACGCCATTCATATATCGGAATGGTACATATTTACCATTAATATCTTTCTGATATATAACACCAATGACTTTCATATCATTTTTAATGATATGACCATTTTCGTCTGTAGTAACCAAACCAAAATCTGTAGAGATATTCTGAGTCAATACTACTTCTATAGAATAATTATCTCTTTCCGAAGAAGGATAGAATGGTTTCTTAACTCTTACTGGATTTGTGGATGTACTGGAACAAATAAACTGTAGTTCTGATTTATCATTTATATAATCGAACCCAACCATCTTAGAATAATCTAAGATATTCAAATAATAATTTAAAATAAACGGATCCTTATTGATAACAGTTAAGAATGGATTCATATATAAGAAACCAGCACTTTCTTTGGCTTCTAATATGTCATTATCATTCATCTCACTAGTAATTCTTTGACCAATAGCTTCTGAAGAACTTCCATTCAAATAGAATATAGATCCTGCTGGAAGAATAAAGTTTTCTCTATTGATATTTCCAAACATATCTCGAGAGATCTTTACATCTACTGTATTGGCTGGAATGATATTATTATTCTCATCTTTCATCAGCATATAACAGAAGAACAATCTCTGGATCTGATTATGAACTTTTTGTAAAAAATATAGACGAATATTATCTGTATTTAATACGTTAAAGAAGTTGTTTAGATCTGTGTAAGTAGATATGCTATTTCTCATAAGCATCTGCTTAGGTATCATAGCATGGAGTTCGTCCATCGTTTTTCTATCCACACCATAATCAGAATCGGAGTTTGGCATAATAACCATATAGATATTATTATACGCAAATCGTTCGGATACCATATCTAATACAGTATTTTGTTTATAAGAGAAATTGCATTCACTTCCATTAGTAGTATATACATGAATACTTACATCTGCATTCTGTCTGGGATGATAAGAATCTCTATTAAATGTAACTCTTATGGTAGACTCATCTACGTACTGATAGTTGCAATACTCCCATTGATCTTCGGTGTTATATAATCCATCATATAAGCATTTTAGATAGTGAGTGACCACTCCAGATTCTGTATATTCTGCTACTTCAATATAGAAATAAGAAATCTGATCATCAAATGAAAAAGTAATAGATTTACTTTCTAATGGATTTGTAGTAACAATCTTTTTAGAAATAACCGTATGATCTAATTGTCTGATAGTAGTTGTGATCAGTAAAATATTAGTATTGCTAATACTGATATTTCCTATAGCTGGTAAATATGGATTGGTGATATCAGAGATTTCGTTGGTAGCCACTGTTCCGGTAGTATATACAGTGTCTGTAAGATATGTGGCTGTATATACAAACTTACCATTCGGAAGTTTATTTCGTCTAATCTTAATATCATAATCTAATCTATAATTATAAGTGGTATTATTTTCTGAATTACCGATCTTAATATCCAAGTTCTTATCAATAATAAATTCATCATTGACCATATTCTCTAATACTCTATCTTCTGGAATGCCCAGATAGATATCCATTTTAGCCGGAGTAGCTCTAATACGATTTATACCTAACGTTAATGCGTGACAGATAATATTTCTATCAAATTTGGCTCGAGTAGGAATAGCTTCATTAGAATATTCTGCAGACATAATAGCCGCATTTTCTAAAATATTAGTTCCTAATTCAGAAATATATCCAAAGATACCCATAGTCAGAGTATCTTCCGGAATATCTATATATTTTGCTTTCAAAGAGTCTACAAATTTGGCCAGTTCATACACATTGGTTGATACTGTACCCTCTGTATCGTCTTTGATAATAATGGAGTCCTTCGGATCTTGTAGATCTGCTGGATTTATATTGATCAGAGATTCTGACATGTATATCCTCCTTTAAATACCAATACGGCGATCTGGATCTATGGTAAGATTAATATTGCTTGTATCTTTATATTCTATTAAGTCTTCTTGATCTCCAAACCATTTTAAAAGATATGGCGTATGCGTCATTCCGGTTCCTGTCGTAGATATGATTCTTGGGAATAATGCGGATTCTCCTGTAATACGACCATTAAGATAATCATATAATGGAATTTCTGCGTATCGTGTTTTAGGCGACATAGATGCATCTACGATATAATTAAAATGAGTAATCGTATTTGGGTCCATATCTTGTTGGAACGTGGCTTTCCAATCGACAGTAAATTTCATTTGCCCGTCAGTAGGCATATCCGAGAATGAAGATCTTGGTACGGATTTGGGATAACAACCCCATAGCTGAGCCCAATATACAATTGATTCTCCATCCTCTCCTACAATAAATTTAAAGACAGTCATCTGATCGGATAAAACTTTAAACCATGTATAGTCTATATTGGTAGGAGTTACTTGTCCATGATATTTAAGCTGCTCATATAGATCGTATGCTTTAAACCATAGATAGCAATCTAAGAAACGATTATCTCTAAATTCTATATTAAACTCATTATCTTCGTCAGCACTATCAGAAGGTTTTCTATAAAACATTCTGGTATTATAAATATTAGTTGCAGATTCTTCATCTCCAACGGAAATATTCGACAGATCTAAATTTGAGACTTTATAGTTAGACAATAAATTTACAAATGGTGAAATATATTTAGCACCTTTTTGTCCAACTCCGTGCTGTAAAGAAGCTAATACAGTATCCCCATAATTTCTTTTCACTAAGTCTCTAAAGAATACAACGGATTGTAATTCTGGATTAAGATCTGTTAGATTATCATTGATAACAGGATCATTCGGTTGTTTTCTAGTTCCAAAGATATGTAAATCTGGTTTAGTGATGAATACATATTCTCTGGTGGTACCCATCATTCGATAGGGATCGTTTCTTGGGAAGATATAAAATGTATTAAAATCATCAAAATCTTGTCGTCTATAAATCCCATTCGAATGTAACAATCTTAGTAAGATTTTGGATTGATCCGTTTGCTCATCACCATTAATAATACTAGCCTGTTTTTCCGTAAAAGGATCAATAATATTCTGAGATGGTTCAACAACCTTATCAGAATCTTTATAAGTCATTCCATCCGGATTCTTCTCTCTTTTCATCGTATCTCGTATTTGTCTAGGCATCGCGTCGACCCTCCTCTATGTTACTTTAATGTTTTGCCTTGAGGTATTAAAAGAATCAATAGTTATATATTATAGAGTTGAGTTGTAATAAGGAGGATTATTAAATGAAAATAATAAGACCCATTGTTTATAACTGGGAAGGACAAATTGAACAAACTCTATTAGATAAAGAAAATCAATCAATAGATAATAAGACAAATAAAATATTAGAAATTATAGATACTATTATTGATGAAAGCGAAGAGATATTCGAATATCATCGCGAGTTAATATATAATCTTGACAAAAAGATTGATAAATTAAATGATAGAGTCACCAATATAGAGGGTGATGTTAAAATAAATCGTAAACTCATAGACGCTATGTATATTACAAAGAAGGACTAAGAGTTTAAATAAATAAAATGATCTATGAAAGTTCAGATTATTTTATAGGCCTAAAGATTACCGGTGTACTATAGGTAATCTGTAAGTGCATTTATGGTATTTAATCAAATTTACATTAGATTAAATACTGTCGGTAATCTTTAGAGGGTATTTATTTTTTGTTTTTGACATCTAAGTAAAATCATATAAATAGGAGGTTTTATAAATGCTACAACCCAAGAATACTAATGGTATCCATGAAGGAGTAATTAAGGATATCGTTGACTTGATTGGTGATGGTGGATTGGATAGCATATCTGATAAAAACTTTCTGAATGGAAAGAATTCTAGATATTTCTCCAGTATTACCAAAGCTACTTCTAATCTTGTACTCACATTTCCAGTGATTGTAGATGAATCCGTTCCTCTTTCGACTGCAGCATTAGTCGCTAAAGCTGTAGAAAGAAAGATGGTCGCTCTTCTGCAAATGCTTTTTTCTGCTATTAATATAAGCAATAATAAAGATGCGTTTGATTTTATAGGAAAAGTTCATAAGAACTTGACTTCTGACGATATTGTATCTTTTATCAATAGAATGGATAGCAGACCATACAAAGAATCTGTAGATGGCACTGCAGAACTTGATATTGAAGCTATTAATAAAGCATTGACCGAATCAATGAAACATAATGGGGTCTATTTGAATCCAGAATTAGAACCAGCTTTAGAAAACAAATATATATACAAAAGTAGAGCTAAAGCTCAAGATATAATTGATCATAGAAGAGCTATTAGAGTGCCTAACTCAATGCTTACTGGGCTTTTTTCTAGAACTAAAAAAGTACGTAATGATTTTAAAAATAATACTGGTAAGGAAAACAATTCTGCTGATGATAAAACAACCGCTCAGTATACCAATAACTTCAAAATTAAAGAACAGGTATTTGATCAGGATGTTAAGAAAGCCAATGAAGCTGTTCCATCTCTCTTGATTATTCATTTCCGTTCAGGAGAAGATGAAAAGAGTGCCGGAGATGCTGTTATTGGTGTAAAGGCTAAATTGGTTTACGTATCTCAGGAAGATATGGCAGATCGTATTATCATGAAAAATGGAGATAATAATATCATCTTCAGTCTTTTAAGAGCAACCACTGGTGAACTCTCTATGATTAAAGACTTCATGTTTGCTGTGGATAGAGCAAAACTGGATACATTTGCTAATAAAAACTCTTCAACTCCTCTTTGGAAGATGCTTGAACGTAGAGCTATCGTTAATAAAAAGAATCGATTCTTCGATTCTGCTAATGGTTCTGGTACAGCCATTGCAACACTTCTTATCTCTTCGGATACAGAAAGTCTGCTAGAGAAAGAATATAACTTCAAATGCAGACCCTATAATATGCTCAATGTTATGAGTGAATACAGCTGCTTAGGATTTATCATTGCCGATGATGTAACAGAAAAAGTTAAGATGTTGTTTGATGATAATTCTACAAACTTTGAAGTGCTGTCTTATACTTCTATGGAAAGAGAAGATAAGAGTCAATATAAGAAACTTATTAACCTGATGGTTAATAGATAAGGAGGAGTTCCAATGTTAAAAACTGGAGTTCTTGAAATTTTCAATGAAGCATTAGATATGCATGATTTGGAAACTGTCAAAACTGTTACATCATTTAATGAAGCAGAACAGAAGAATGCTATCGTTATTCTGGCCAATAGACTTTATAAAATGATTACCAATAAGCTTGAAGATATGGACTTCAAGGAGATCGAAAGATCTGGTGGCGATATCACCAGAATGAAGAACTACAAACAAACCAAAGAATGTATTGAGACCTTAGTTATGATTGCTCAGGAAAGTGGTAATGGTATTGATGAGGCCAATGAAATTGCCAGAGCAATGAAAAATGTAGAAGATCTTAGACCATTATTTACTTCTGGATTTAGAAATAATGTAGCATTGGTTAAATATTTCTACGATACAATAGTATTGGCTATTATTGCTGATATCGGATTCATGACTACCGTATGTGTAGAATTCATTAAGAATCCTAATTCGACCGTAGGATTGGAAATTACCAATTTACAGACATATCATACTAAATTCTATATGGTTCATTCTGAACTGGTTAAATTCAATACTGCCGTAGATAAAGGTCAGATTGATAAAGCATTCAAAGCTCTTGTTGTAGCTAAGACAAGACACGAATCTTTTGAATTGGTCAATATCAATGAAGGTATCGGAGATATAGCTAAAGATATTGGTAATGGCATCTGGAATACGACTATAACTATCGGTTCTATGGCTATAGTTGGATTGGTTGGAATTATTGCTATGGTTATACTTCCGATTCTTAGAGATCTTTCTTATCTGTTCTATTCTTTCAGAGCTCATTTGTCCGATTGGTTTTCAGTACAGGAAGAGCTTCTTAAAGCCAACGAAATGCGTCTTCGTTCTATGAGAAATACTGATGAGATCGACTATAAAGAAGTTGCTGATAATCAGAGAAAATGGGCTAACCGTATGGGTAAAATGGCTGATATGCTGGCCGTTAAATATATTCCTGCTCAGAAAAATGTATACAAACAGATTGAAAAAGAATCTAAAATGAAGATTACCAAAAATGAAGTGGATAATCCGAATGAGTTTGATGGACAACCATCATTATTCTAATAGAAAGGAGAATATAAGAGTATGAATCTGACTAAGACAATTGATACTATGAAAAAGATCAATGCACAGAATAGCAAACTTATGGCTGGTATGGATCCGAATTCTCCTGAGATGGTTAGTGCTCCGTCTGCTGATTCTGAACGCATTCATAAATATATTCCTACTGAAGTAGAAAGACGAAATACGCTGACTAAAGAAGCTCTGTATAAGAACTTTGAAGCTGCTGCCAATAAACTCAAATTGGGAGAAGATTCTAAAAAAGTAGGTGTAGGATTTATCAATCAATTGGTTGATAATCGACCCGATTGGTTAAAAGTTGGCTATATTGAAAGTTACTTAGGAGCTACTTACAAATATTTATTAGACAAATATACTCATGAAGCTTCTCTTGAATATGCTAATCTGAATAAGATTAAAGGATACGATGAAGCTGTGGAAACTACTATTACTGATAATCTGATGAAGAGTTTTGATCATGATATTGATAAGTTAACTCCCGATAAGATTCGTCAGAATATTGCAGATCGTGTAGAAAAAGCCACTACCGATTTTATTGACGCTAGAAACAATGCAACTGATCAGATTAAGAAAATCTACAACAATGTAAAAGATTTTGTAGGTAAGAAAGATACGACAGAAAAAGATGCTAAGACGGCACAAGAAAGTGCTAAACTTAAAGTATCTCGTATAAAAGAAGACTCTGTATCTATTTTTGAAGCTATGGTTTCTGCATTGGTTAGTGCTGCTATGACTAATCCAGAGTTGAAGACAAGATATTTATCTGAATCTGGAGAAGTCAATATGGATAAAATCATTGATGATACGGCAGCTATTTATACCGTTATGGAGACTGCCAATGTACTTGGACTGGTTAAGATCGATGAAGCGGTTATTGACGGATATATTAATTCACTGAAAAAATAATGCATAAGTTATCCATAGACTCATATGAGTCTATGGATATTACTAACTAATTTATACATATGGATGTCCACATTAATGACGAATTCCGTATTATAAAATTTACTGTATCTCTGTTATTAAAGATAGAGAACAATACTTCTTTATTTTTTATTAAGTAATTACGTATAATCTCAGATACAAACGGGAAATAATTTAAATCGGGAGAAGAATGAGATCTATTCAGAATTACACATATTTTATAAGAATTTGTCGTGGTTATATCTTTGACCATATCTTTGGTTTTTTCATTATTCTGAAAATCGTGCATTAATTCTGTTAGTCTGCTTTTATTAAAGAAATTAAGTTCTCGTAGTCTACATTCAATATCATCATATTGTCTATATTTTCTTGAATCAATTAATATTGTATCATGAAGGTTATCACTATCGCAATTCATAATCTAACACCTACCGTCTCCAAAATAACGAATATCCCCATTATATGTTTTACTCATAGATTCTGCTTGCTTGATATTAGTCAACATATTTAAATAATCTATAGTTATTTCTATTCTTGGCAATATAGAATAATATTTTTCTACTGTTCCTTTAATAACCAATCGATCATCTACCCATAAGTTCTCGTTGGTCATATCGCAATATTTCTTTCCTATATTGTCCCAATCAGGCTTGTTTATGGGCCTATGAATTCCTAATTCGGCTAAATATGTATCTACTGCATTATAGGTACTGGGGGTCTTTAAATAAGCCTCATAATGTACAATACAGGGTGTGTAAATTAAATGTTGTAATTGATTGAATTCTGTATTAGAAACCAATTTTTTCATAAATTTATTATCTTCTGCTCCTACTGGAGAATATACTTGAATAAAGTTAGAATTCTTCATAGCCATATTAGCAAAATTCTTTCTATTAATAAGTCTCATTCTTGGTCTAGGAGATCCTTCGGGTATCTCATATAATATAACTTTATATCTCTTATAATATAATGAATCTTTCATGGTATTATAATTAGCTATAACCGTATCCGCTTTAACAGAATTAATATGAAGTTTATCATACATCCATGCTAAACGTTCTTTATAATCTCTTGGGATTTTAGAATACTTATCATTATATTCTTTCATCTTCTGATTGCGTTTCTTCATATATTTACCACCTAAAAATCATAGTAATTCTTGAAGAGCAATATTGCTCTTCAAGAATATGTTTAAAAGAGTTTATTTATTTATCTTATTCAATATAGCTTGGGTGGCTTGACCTGTACCAACAGTGATAAGATCAAATAATTGAATATTGCCTGGATTGAGTCCAATAACAGATGAATATGTACGAGCTGTTGCTTGAGTATATGTTTCAAAGAATGCTTCACGTACAGAACGAATCGTATCTTTAACTTTGGCCGTAGGACTATAAGTCATCTTCATCATTTTCCAAGCTCTTGGTAAATCTGGTTCGTCTATATTAATACCACACGTATTGGCTATATAATCCACAAATGGTTGATTGGATAATATATTTAAATCCATATTATTTTCATTTTGGCCCATACTCATAAAGTTAGTTCCAAAAAGATCTTTAATGCTGATACGAAGTTCTATTGTAGTTGGAACGTTATCATATGTCCACGCCCCTTCATTGCCTTTAGTAATAGAAAGATCCGTAATAATACCCATATTTACATTAAAGAATCCTTGATAGAAAGCTCTAACTAAGAATGGTGCTGTATATGAGTTTGGACCAGTATATTTAGGAGCGGCTAAACAGATTGTATGAATTAATGGAACTATAATATTCAAGTATATAGATAATGGATCATTATCCGGAGAACCAAATTTAACAGTTACAGAGTAGTCTCTACTAAACTGTGAATCTTGCCAGAGCTCTGGGAATAACATTTTAGACCCAGCTATGGTATTATGAAGTCCATTAATTATAGCCGCTACGGCACCCTGAGAAGAATTCATTCCACTTGATACTTTGGATTTCATATTTTGAAATAATTCTTGCATATTATTAAGCCCACCACCGATACCACTGGATAAGACTTTGGATGTAGCTGCTGTAGCATCGACTGCTGTATTAGATAAAAACATCAATTCTCTGGCCTGCTCCGATACCGCATTTGATTTTTGTGCTAATTGTGATTGTGTAGTGGCATTACTAAAGCTTTCTGATATCTGGTTTTCAGTATTCAAATAATACAAAATAGATCCGTGATAGAAAGCGGATTTTGAAATGGTATCAGGAGATAATGATCTCCAATCAAACTGACTAAGAGGAGTATTACCATACACCACCCGATCCCCAACACCCATAAATATAGCCGCCAATCTGCAAATAGAGTTAACGTATCTATAGTATAAAGAATATGCTGGATAAAAGTTATAATAAGATCCTCTGGTTTTGCCTTCAGAAAGACTCTTTAATTCTCCATTATACGAATTATTCTCAGCTATAATTTCTTTAAGCATATCGTCTTTTTCTGCTGAATTATAGTTTGGCATGAAATCGACCATACCAGGCATGAAAATACAGAATGGCATACGAGAAAGAATCTTTTCTCTATATTTAATACCAATAGCTGATATATCTGTTAAAGGAGCTGACGATACATCATACCCTGCTCCTGTACTCTGTACTCGCAAATCCGCTACTGGTAAATATTGATATGGCATACCAAATACCGATCTTAAAGAATTTAGGTTTAACTTAGTTAATGTAACCATATCATCTGCAGCTTCTTGATTTTTGGTATAGAAATAATCTTTGACGCGTTTTTTAATATTTTCCGCATCCGATGCAGTAAATCTGTGGTTGAAAAAATCCCAAGCGGCATCGGTAGTCGACTGCTCGAATTTACCACTTCCACCACCATTGGGCTCAGAGGCATTAGAGCTATGAAAAACATGATCATCTCTTTGTTCTATAATAGTGATATCAGATATTTTAACTTCATATATTTTATCAGAAGTTCTATTTCTAATTTGAACATACCCATCTGATGATTTTCCTAATATGGAGAAGTATAGACTAACCTTATCTTCTACTACGGTTAATATTCTGCTATGTTTATCTTTATAGGTAACCAGGTCTCCTGTATTAGATTTAATAGTACATACCGAACCCGATTTGATTTCTGGCTCTTTAATTAAATCTTTATCAATTATACAGAATCCATCTTTAGAATTAAATGGATATACCCATCCAGTATATTCTCCATGAGATATTTTCATCCACATACCTATATTAGATATCTTAACTATAGGGTCATCTTTATTTAACTTATATATAACTTTTGAGGAAAAGTTGCAATCTTCATGTATATCTAAAGAGTTTGATTTTACGATAAGTTGCATGATAACTCCTTTCTTTTCTCTCAATAAAAAATTAATATAATGTTGGGAAGCCCCAAAATTTTTTTTTTCCCTC